GCTGAAATTGAGGAAGACTGGGCTGCAGAAATTGAGGAAGGATTGCCAATTTATAGCGAGGATAGAACGGTTGATACTGCTATTAATCGAACAGTGGAATTAATAATTAAATCAATAAGGGGATAACATGGAAACTAAACAAATAGTAACTTGGGAATCAGTTCTTGATAATGTAATGCCTCAATTTGAGAGGATTGCTAGGCCACATAATCAGGTCGCATGGAAAGAGGAAAACCATTTTGCATTACAGGCACTCACTAAAAACCAAATGCTTGCTAAATGCTCAGTACCATCTATTCAGGCTGCTCTGATCAATGTTGCCGCTGTGGGCCTTACGCTTAACCCTGCAGATGGCTATGCTTACCTAGTACCTGAGTACAATAAAGACTTAAAGTGCCAGGAGTGCGCTCTAAGGATCAGTTTTAAGGGTCTTATAAAGGTAGCTACTGATACAGGGTCGATTAAGTGGGTTAAAGCTGAGATTGTAAAAGAAAATGACACTTTTGATTACAACGGCCCCTGCCAAATGCCAGTCCACAGCATGGACCCATTTAAAGACCGAGGCGCAACTGTTGGTGTGTATTGCATAGCTAAAACTATAGATAACGATGTATTAGTTGATTTAATGGACATAGCAGAATTACAAAAGATTCAATCTTGCGCCAAAACTCAAATGGTCTGGACAGCATGGCCTGATGAAATGTCGAAGAAAGCTATTATCAAGCGAGCGTCTAAGCAGTGGCCTAAAACGGATCAATCATCCACATTGCATAAAGCCGTTGAAGTAATAAACGATACGGAAGGCGGATTTGATCCGTTTGCAGCATTCGAAGCAACAGCCGCCGAACTGCTTAAACTATTACAATTAGATGACCCTGATTTGCTCGGAGTTGGCGAAATATGGGCGGAGCTATCAGACAAAGAACGCGAAACACTATGGACAGCAAAAACAAAGGGCGGTTGGTTCACAACTGCTGAAAAAGTATTAATCAGAGAAGCAACAGCCGTATATCATCAAGCAAATGAGGAATAGTAATGTCACAACTAATTAAGAAAGAAAACATTTCAATAGTAATCGGATCGTACGAAAAGGAAGGCCAGCAAAAGAAGCAATTCAGGACCATAGGCGAGCTTATTACTATGCAAGGGGATGACGGCACCACTTACCAGTTTGGAAAGCTCTGGGGAGCCTCTGGAGTGACAGAAATCAAAGTTTACCCACAGGAGGAAAGGAACCAACAGCAACCACAACAACAATATGCTCAACAACAGCCGCAAATGAACCAACAGCAACCCGTTCCGCGAAACTGGCAGAACCCGAACAACCCACCATTTTAATCAACCATGGCGGTTAATAGCCGCCTATACATAAGATTATTTATATGTCAGAAAGTAGGCAGTAAAACGAATTAGTGTCGTAAAGGAGAAGGTAATGGCTTGTAAATGCCTATCAGAAATGGCTTGTTATGATCCAGAAAGTTTCGGAGTGCACCATCATAGAAACTGTGAAAAGTACGCAACCGAGAAGAACAAGATTCTGTTTTTCTATGACGACAGCGTAGACTGTTGGTTGATGACCGACACGCTAGAGGTTGCCGATTGGGATGCTGATCCGGGCGAAGTGTTTGAAATACAATTTAGATTTGAGTTACTAACCGATCAAGAACTTGACTAAATGCCAGAGGCTAATTAGTCAAAATGTCGTTAGTTATCTATTAAACAATGAGGTGAAATATGAAAGACGGAAAAGCAGAAAAGAAAAATATTAGACATGCAAGTTGGGGATCAGACAAGGCTTATAAATGGAAGTGGCGAGCAGCTCTTCAAGATGCATTATGGGCATTTAAGCAGCGTATGAACAAGCCAACAAACGAAGGTCGGAGCCCCGATTGGGAAGTTTAATCTCTTAAATTTGTCGAACAACCGAGTATTAACAGGAGTCTAAAAGTGACGCCATGAAGAATTTAAAACTGTGCCAACCATAAGTAATGTCGTGTAGACGTTTTGTAAGCAACTGATAAGGGGAATAAATGAAAACTTACATTGTAGAAGGCGGTATCGGAAAGGCAGTGGCGTTCACTGCGCTAATTCCTGAGCTTGCCAAAGACAAAAAGATACAGATTTACACACCATATATTGATGTTTTTGCGTATAACCCGCTGGTACATTTAGTAATGGATTCCAGTTCTATCCAGGTATTTGATCCGCGCTTGATCAAGTCTGAGCGAGTATTCAGGGAGGTTTACAAGGGCAATTTTATTAATGGCAGGACTCATATAATTGAGTCTATGTGCGACGACTATGGCATTGCGTACAGTCCTGATATGCGACCTCAGTTATACACTGACAGATACGCGTCACATCCTGATTACCCATTGCCAACAGGTAAATATTGCATTGTTCAGTTCACTGGAGGACAGGCTGCTGCTGGTGACATTGACGGACAGTATCAGTCTATCGACGCAGGCAGAAATCTGCATTCTGAATGTGCTCAAGAGATAATTGATTCGCTTGCAAAAGAGCTGACTGTTATTGATTTCAGCTTGCCCAATGAACCTGCTTATAAAGGTGCCGAGAAGTTGTTACGACCGTTCGCTTGGTATCATGAAGCGCTGAAGAATGCCAAGTTTCACATTAGCATAGATAGCTGCCTGAATCATTTCTCTGCATCTACTAATACCAAAGGCGTGGTGCTTTGGGGCAGTACTAAGTCTAAGCTTTTTGGCTATGATCACAATGTAAATCTAGATTTTGAGTTGCCGAATTATATTGAGCCTGAAACTGTTTTAGCTGCATTAAAACTCGATCAGCCTAAAGTCAGCAAAAAGAAACAGGAGAAAAAATGATGCAATATTTAGTCTGTGTGAAAAGTAGTGAAGGCTGTGATTATTCAATCGGTTGTGGGATGAGATACAACCTCGTTGAAGCAGAATCAAGAGAAGCGGTTATAGAAAGCGTTGTGTGGCCAGATGGTCGTGAAGAATACTCATCTGTTGAAGGGGAGCTTGCTTTAACTGAGATTCTTATAATCCCAGCATCTGACGTTGTGTCAGTTGATATAGAGGGCATTCTAGCTGATATCAACACAGCGGCTGAAGAACAACAACAACAATCAATCACAGCAAATGAGCTTGCAACGCTACAAATGCTAAAGGATAAATATGAAAACGTCTAACATAGGGCCTTGGGCACAGAATGATCTGACTATCGGGAGCGGAAATCTTGTTGTAGGTCTCTACGCATCAACAGGCAACTATAGTAACTGCGTGATTATAGGGGAAAGCAATGAAAGCAAGAATTAGAGTAGTGCATCACAAAAACAAAACAGCTAGCCATTATCCAGAAATTTTCTTTGGAGAAGAATGGATAAATATTTCTAGGTATAAGCCGCTCATACATTTGCCGCCTGAATGTCATTTTGCAACGGCGCGAGAAGCTAACGAAGCTCTCGATTCATTTTTCTACAAACCCCCTGAAGAAGAAATCCTTGAATATAAGCCCAATCAGATTAGATACGCAGTCTACGGCGTTGGTTGCCATGAGCCTTCTGTTATTGGACAGTCTTCTTCTTACCTGCAAGGAGAAAATAATGGATAACATAGAGAAAATTGCCAGAAAACTGTGCGAGATTAGAGGTCTAGACCCTGATGCCAATATATCCGTTTTAGAACCTGTGGCAAGCTGTAGAGGGTCTACATTAGTTGGAAGCTACGCTGATTTAAACAACGTAGTCATTGGGAACAGCATGATTGATCAATGGCGGGCACTCGTACCCGATATTATGCGCGAATTAGATCGCCAGGAAATTAGCAAGGCTATTAATGAGGTGTTAGGAGAAAACAATGAAAATTAGAGCGTTTATGTCATCAGAGCACAAAATAATGGCTGATTTATATGTTGATGATAAAGCAGGCAACGTAGCGACTATAATTAAGCTCGCTAATGCTGCCGATTTTAAGAGGGGTTAAACGCCGTCGTTCGCAAGATCTGTAAGCACAGAGTAGTACACGACAGCTTTTATAACGCCGGCTGTGAAGCTGCCACCTTGCGGAGTAAACGTAATTTCAGCAGCACCGCCAGCTACAATCTCAGGCACTAAAATAGTATTTACTTTAGTGTCCTGTGCTGCTGCAGTCCCTAATGCTGCTATTGCTGTTGTGGACCCGGTACTAAAATCGGCTTTCCAAGTGTTATCACCGCCGTTCGTAACTGCGGTATCGACATTAAGTGAAACGCCTTCAAGTCGAGCGCCTACTGGTACGGTTATGCTGGTGGTAACAGATGTCCCAGCAAGCGACAAAGTGTGTGTTTCTTCAGCAGTTTTAAAACCAAATCTACCATAGCCTAGGGTTTCCTCAGCACTCGCAAAGCCTAGCTCATGAGGAATTACTAATCGTTTTGTAGCTGGCGTCAAATCACCCCATACTAATGGGTGAGTAACATCGTTTGTATCTATTGCCAAAATACATGAGGTGCTGCCTAGCTGATTAGTTTTACCTAGCTCGTGACCTATTAGAATATTACCAGAGCCAGACGTTTTATTAATGCAATACGCTTTCCCTGTGGGGAATCTGTAGGGGGGAGAGGCATTTTCGGTTATACATAAGCTCGTATTATCAATAACCGAAAGTACTGTAGCAGTTCCGCCATCAGTTATGTTGCAAGCAATCGTACCAACAGCAACCGTACTTAAAAAATCCTGTGTTGAGTCTACGAGTAAACCATCACCACCGCCATCAGTAGTGCCAGAATCAGCGAGATAAACTGCGCTACCTACACAAGCACCCAGTGCGATATTACAATTTCCAACAGTCCAAAAACTACCTACACCCCTACCCATTAGGATATTATCAGCACCCGAGCTCAAATTTATAGCCGCGAAACATCCAATTCCGATGTTATTTTCCGCCGTGCTTGCTCCAGATAAAGCTTGCCTACCTAAACCGATATTATGGCCGCCAGATGTTAGCGAATTTAATGCTATACAACCCGCAGAAATGTTGAAACATCCTGAAACCCCGGCGCCGATCATTGATGACGCGCCCAGCGCTACGTTATAACATCCCGTTGTTATACAGCGTCCACTTTCCATGCCTATGGCGGTGTTCTTGCTGCCCGTCCCGACAATACAGTAAGCCTCGCCGGAGACAAAATTATCCTGATCTAATCCCAGACACGTATTACTACACACCGCTGATATTCTGGCGTGCGTATTGTCTGTAATGTTACAAACCAGATTGCCAATTGTTACGGTTGAAGAAAAGTTTTGCGTACTGTCGATAAGGTGTGCGCTTTGAGTACCGTCCGCCGTTCCCGTATCTAACGTGGTAGTTACGCTGCCTGATTGCTGCAAGGCCTCCTCACCAATTGCAGTATTACAGTCACCATACAAACCTAAAAGGATCGAGTCACGCCCATACGCTGCATTACATTTTCCAATTGTGTTGCATGACATACTGCCCGCGCCAACTGCAGTGTTATTACACCCACACGTGTTATTCACAAGCGCACAATAACCGATAGCCGTTAAACATCGGGCCGTAGTCGCCGCCTCTGCCGATTGATGACCTACCGCGACATTGAACCGGGAGAAAGTGAGACATGTCGAATTCAGCGTCTTTAATGCGCTAGTGCCCATTGCCACATTTTGGCAATTAATCGTGGCTGTACATAATGAATTATCGCCCCAGGCTACGTTGTCCTGGCCTGTCGTCAGTGCTGCGCCTGCATTTACGCCGCCTAACAAATTTCGTGAACCGCTCGTCAAAGCAGCCCCAGCGCTATCCATTATTGCAAGGTTACATGAGCCGGAGATTGTGGCAGGGTTTAAAGTGCTCGAGTCACCTATCCCAATATTTGACGTAACAACGCTTGCGCCCGTTAACGTTCGCGGAATAGTCACGGGAAACCAATCAGCATTACCTGTGGTGTCTGCGTCTGCGTCTGTCGTATTCGTATATAATGCGGGTTTATACTCCTGATTAATAAACGGTATAAACCGAGCGCCTGAACCATTTAACGGATAGCCTGAACTGTCTAACTGAGCTTTAGCAAGTAATCCGCCACCGTCTTTATCAGATGCCATGTTGATAGCAACGTTAGACGTGTTGTAGAATTTCAGGAAATAGCCGCTTGCTGGACCACTTCCCGCCGCTGCTGATTTGTCATACTGCGGTAATGTGCCGCTAATTGGAGACCAGTTTGCCATTATTTGCTACCTTCTGAATCAAGTGTGTTTTTAGCTGTCTCTCTTGCGTTCTGACTAGCAGCTGTAAAGAATGGTATGACTTTATTAAGAGCCGCTCTTTCTGCTGCACTACCTTTAGGCGCATTAGCTAGTTTTAATAATAAATTCCTCATTCCTGCGCTTTCATATGTTCGCGCTATACCTGCTAAAGCCCCTGCTGCGCCAAAAGATATCCCGGCATCAACTTGCGCCCCTGCTATGGCTGCAACAGGTGCCGCTAACTGTTGTCCTGTTGCGGTAGATACAGGTGCCTCTTGCGCACGTCTAGTGGCCTGTAAAACCTTTGTAATGCCATCAAGTTGCTTCTTGTCAGCACCCTTAAAAAATACATTTATTGCTTTTTGTTTAGCTGGCTTTAGTAATGCACTTGTAAACTTGTTTGGATTAGCACCTGCACCAAAAAAACCACTCTCTGTTAATGCATCGCGAATAATTGATAGCTGCGCCGATTTCCTGCCATCGTCACCAACTAAGGAGTTAAGCCTTTTTAGCTCGCTAGGTTTACCAGCTTTTAATATATTGGCAATTACTTCTGGTGTGCCCTCACCTTTCTTTAACAACCTGGATATTTCTGTATTTTTTGCCTTCTTATATCCATCTGCAAATATTCTATTACTTCTTATCCATTTAGCCGCCGCCCCTCGATCATTGGCAGATGCAAAATCTAGCAAGTCACCATCAATAGACTTTTTGACAGCCTGTAGCGGTGCCGATGCCTTAGTTGGTAACACTTCACCCTTAAATGCTGCGCTTATATCATCTATTAGATTCGATCTTAAATCTTTTACTAATCCAAAGTCAGCATTTTGTATAGACTCTTTTAAGCTACTTAGCCTTTCAATTATCTCTGGGCTTGCATCTGATCTAAGTCGATTTTGTTTAGCTATCTGGTCATCAATCGCATTCAATGTCTTTGATACACCAACCTCTCCAAATTCATTTAGTTTTTCTACTGCTTCGTTTCTGATTGTCGCTGCCTTGTTCAACTGCTGAGCCACGCCTCTTTTAAGGCTTTTGAATATGCCAGCTTCAATGGGTGCGTCTAAAGTAAGCCCTAGCTCCTGGGCTAAACCCTCAACTACATCAATCCTAGCTCTTTGCTGCGCTGCTCTTTTGCCGCCCGTCCCCAATACTCCTAGCTTCTCGCCTAGGTGCTGCATCGTCTTACTAAGGAAACCATTTGGAGGCAAAACGTCAGTTGTTAGGATATCGATCCCCTTTTCTTTACCCTGTCTTATCAGCTCCTTAATAGGCTCCCCAACCTTACCCCCTACCGCTCTGGCTAATGGTGATAGTATTTTCTCACCTACCACTTGACCTACAGGAGATAACGCGGCAGATATCCCAACGTCAGCCGCATCAAATTCACCACCTGAAGCAGCCTGAACGGTTTCAATTCCTGTTTGAGTCGCACCAGAAGCTGCAGCAAGCTTACCAAGACCTAGAGCGCCACCAGCAAGCCCGGCCCGACCAGCTGGAAGAAATGCAGCAGTAATACCTAGCCCTTGTAATATGTCGAACTGAGATAGATCAGGCTTGTTAAGCTCTACGACTGCCCCCGTTTTATTATTAACTGCAATTAATCTACCTTGAGGGGTTTGTGAACTTGGAGGCGTCATTGTTACGCCAACATTACGGAAGTTAGCCGTAAGTACTTGAGACAATTCTTGAGGGTTCGTAGCTGTTAACAAAGCAGGCACTATAGCAGCAATCCTAAGCTTATCTTCACCACTTAGCAAACCACCTGAGCCAATCTCAGGTACTTCTTTGAGTCTCTCTGTTAGTCGAGGGTCTTCACTTTCTAAAGCAGCCCGATTGATGCCCGTCATTGTCTCCAAGCCAAGGCCGACAGCAGCTTCGCCAGCCTTTCTCAAAGCGCTTTGTTGAGGCTCTTGTTGGGACTGTCTTTGCCTAGCCTTCGCTAAAGCTATTGCTCTCTGTTGCTCGATACTAAGAGCCATTAGAATAACGCCCTTTCTTCTGGTGTCATGAATTGGAGCAACTCTTGATCTACTTCAGTGCTTTCCGCTTTCTTAACAAGAGTCTCTTTCTTTAGTTGGTTGCGCGAGGCCGCATCACTGAACACAACCCTGACTCTACTTAACTCCTTCCTGGCTGCATTATCACTAATTAAAGGATTTGCTAATATCGTTGCCGACTTCTCTAACGTTTTAGCTTCACTGTCTGTGATGGTTCCCTGTCCTTTCAGCTTTTGCCTTGACTCAAGCGATAGCAGTCCTACAACGCGTTCAACATCAGCTATAGCGTCTATTGATTCTTGCGACTTAAGAAGGTCGGGGGTATTTGCAACTAATTTCCCGTAAGCACTAGTGAATCGGTCACCATTTAATAGACTGTCGATTACTGAGGCGGCATTTAACGCTTCATCTCTGCGAACAGTTTTAGCGTTGATTATGTCTTGACGGCCTTGATTAGTTTTGGCTCTTGTTTCGTCAAGCTTGATCGCATCTAGGGCTAACTTTATTTCACCTAGTGGCGTCTTAACCTCCGCCTCTCCAACACTTTTAACTATAGCGCCCTCAATGAGTGGCTTCTTCTCTAACTCAACATCTAGTTTAGCGCCTGTAGTGCCGCTAGCCTCAGTTATTTTCTTGCCTGTAGACTCTGCGGCAGTTTGGCCAAACGCCCCCGTTTGACTTATTGCGCCGACCGGCTGCCGATCAGAGCCATCAATTGCCGCTAACACAGACCTAACTTCACCAGTATTAGGGTCTCTAGCAGTCGTGCCAAAAAACAAATTACTTTTTGAATCTTTAAATGTAGATTGTGCGCCAAACTGAGTAGCGGAGCCTCTACCAGAGGTCTGCTGAGCATCAAAAGCAGTAATTTCGTCCTGAGTTTGCAGCATGTATTGCTTTGGATCTGTGTGGAACTCTGCTAACTCAGCGTTTATGGCCTCCTGGTCACCATGAAAACCATTTTTGATGCCTTCGATAACGCCACCAATATCTTTCCGGCTCCATGCTAAGACAGCTTGCCTGGCGCCTAATACTTGCCGCTGTTGGAACTCATTAGCCTCTAACTGCTTTCGCTTTTGCTCTGCTAATAGTAGCGCTTCATCACCAGCTGCAAGATCCTGTGTCCCCTGCAGCAGACTCTGGTCAAGTAATTGGTTGCGTATTGGCTGCTCTTGTAATGCTCGACCTATTTTAAGCCCTGTCGGAATGTTTCCAGCAATATCAGGAGATCTGCCCTGTAAAAGAATATTCGCGTCTAATGGCATCTCAGAACTCCGTAATCAACTAAGTAATACCCATCAGTACCTTTAAATACTGATTCTGGATGCGTTTCAATAAGTTCTTGAGCTAACGGCCCTCGCTGTTCCTGATTGCCTGCAATGCGCTTGCCTTCGTCGTTCCATTCCCAGGTATAAACATTAATACCGTTTACCGTTTCAGCGTATCGAATGTTTTCTTTAAGCCTAACGTCTGAGCTAGCAAGCAATAAACCAGCCCCCAAACCAAGTCCCTGACCTAGTAAATCATTTCGTGAATTTTGATCTGCTATCCCGCCAGCAGCTCGAACATTACCTATACCTTGGATAATTTCCTGGCCGCTAGTCGCTTGCTGTGTTGCCGCATTCGCACCAAGTCTGGTTTGATCGAATAGTTGGCCAAATTGTAGTTGGTTTTCTGATATCCTATTCTGGAATTCAGCTTGCTGATTTTGTATATCTTGCTGCTGGAATCCTTGTCCTAGTCGTAAAATGTTTTGTGTTAATAGATCATTAGTCTCACCGCTTCCGCCCCTGCCTAAAGCGCCTTGCTGGTTAATCAATTGTTGATTTTGCTGCTCTGCCAACGCTGTGAACAATGGGTTATTAAGAACTCTGGACGGGTCTCTATTAAATGTCTGAAATCCAGGTTGGAATTGGGCACCGGGCAACTGCTCACCCGCCACCGTACCTATTTCCCGGAACGGTCTTGTAAGCTTTGCACCAAATTTGAGAGCATCTTTACCCGCCTTCGCTTGGATTGCTGCGCCCTCAGTACCAGCGTCCCCAGCAGCTCCACCTAATATACTGTTTGTTAACGAACTAATCCCGCTGCCTATTGGATTAACAAAATCACTTAAAATAAAGCCCATAATTTACTCCTACGTTACAGTAGTTCCAGAACAGTTAACGTTTATATCTGTACCCGCATCCTGAGCAGCCTGCAATGTCATGCCCTCAGTTAAAACTTCACCTTGGACGAGTATGCAATTCCACTCACCTTTTCCTGCAATAGCTTTTTGTGCTACTTCTGTTCCTGTGTCTGCTGTTCCTGACGTTTCAACAATATAAACGGTTACAGTTCTGGTAGTTGTGCCCGTATTACGGAATGACAGTTTTCTAATAACCTGCTTAGTGTTAGCCGCAACTGCTAACATTAACGCCTCTGCAGAGCTAGAAAGCTGGTTATTATGTGTGAAGTTTTGCGGATCTCTAGCCATTTTAAAAACCATCCTCTACTAAAACTAAATCAAAACTTGAATGCGCGTCTACGTCATTTGCTGACGCGATGCCCTGTATTTTAATTATCCCTGGTCCGTTAAATTTTGGCCTCGACTCGAATTTCTCTTCGAAAGAGTTTGTGCCGGTACTTTGTACAGAAGCATCTTGCTGCCTTATATATGCAAGCGTTTGAACGTCTGGGTTAGGGTTAAATCTAATTTGGAAATCGGCGCTAGCAACTGCCCCGGATGCCTTATCAATACCAACCATCCATCGAGTCATATAAGCCACTTGAGTTGAAGGGAAGCCATAAATTGCTTGTTCTGTTTGCCCACCCTCTGGAAGAATCACCGCTGTTATTGTGCTATCTGGCGCTGCTGCCGTTGCTGTGATCGTTCCTTTATTCGATCCTGGCCCTGTGCTTGTTGATTGTGGCGCTGCTACCATACTATTTATCATCACCGCAGCGTTATTCATTGCCACGCCTGCGTTTATGTCGCCAGACACTGTTTCGGTTGTTTCTGCTGTGTCCCAGTCTGGTAGATAATAGACTAGTACGCTAGTAGTTCCTGTCCCACCAGATACATCCGCCGCGCTATCACTTGATATGGTGTGAATTCTTGCTGCTGTTGGGGCTAGCCAGACTGATTGTGTTGTAGCTGCGTTAGCTCTAGACCAGACATCAGTGGCAGAAGTCTGCAACCCCGAAGGCGCCTCGCCGAATTGGTTTACACTCGAATGGCCTGGTATGCTGCCTTTTGCAACTTCAAGAAAAAAATCTTTTACGTCCACTTCGTCACTCTCCGAAAAAGGCCATGTCATAATCTCGTTTTCTAACTCACTGACACGCTCTAAAAGATCATGTAATATTTCGCTTTCGCTAGATTCTTCAATCTCTTGGACTAAACCTGAAATAATAGAAACTTCTGTTTCTAAATCGCTTATTAGCTCATCAACATTCGAAGTCTGGATGCCGGGCTCGTATAGTTCTCCGTTTTGAGTTTCCGAAATTGCATCATCTGAACCGCCTATCCGCTCCCAGGCATCATATTTCTGCCTGAAATCTGTCTCTAGCCAATGCCTGAACTCGCTCGTGGCTACTCCATTTTCGTCAACTACCCGAGCTCCTTCTCTGAGTTGGTCTAAAAAGTTCTCAGGTGGATCAACTTTAATAGTCATTAATCCCCCATAAACTTAAGGCCAATTGATGCGCCGTGAATAGAGTAAAAAACAGGATCGTAACAAATCACCTCGAAGTCGGCTTCGTAAAATGACTCAGTATGATACCAACGCACTTTCAAAAGAGCGTCGCCCGTTCTGCCGATCTCGACTTCAGCCTCGTTAGACTGAGAGTTGCCACCATCAAACGATCCTTTAAAATAGACTCTAGGGTCTGAACCTTGGCCAGTAGCAATACCCGTTCCTCTTTTCATGATCACTTCAAACCACGACATTTCTAACCGTGCGCCTGTTTTGCCAAGCAAACCTCCATGGATAGGAGGTGTTCGTCGTCGTCTTACAATTTTGTCCGTGTCATCTGTATAAGTTGTTAAATCAAGTTCTAGAAGGTCTCCAGAACCTTTCTTTTCTATCAAGTGCTTGTTAAAAGCTTTAAGATACATCGCGCCTATATAGCTGTCCTCGTCGGCTCCTGTGGATAATTGAAACCAATCGTCAACACCTGGACTTAATGCGTGGTTGCGTTCTGAGAACACCCATGTCTGATTATTAGCTGTAAAATTATTAACGTAATATGTACCGCCTTGAACTTCGATTATCCATGACTCACACGTGTCATTTGCAAAGGTCTCGAAAGCATTCGCAGCAAACGCTGACGTTATGTTGATGGCTTGGGTAGAAGAGAACCTATAAAACCAACCGTCATCACCTCGAAAATAAACATAGTTTTGTGATTTAACGACTGAATGAATATCTTTTAACCCGACTGGCATTGTTCCATTTTGTATTTTAGTTAATGGTGGGTTACCTGTTGAAATCTTCCATGTCTCAATTGATCTTGAACCCATCAGATAGCAACGCTCATTAAAAACAAAAACCACCTTTAAATCGTCTGGCGAGCTTTCTGCAGTTGCAAAATTATTGGTTTGAAATGAGTCGGGGTCGCCAAAGTCTGACATGAAAAACTTACCACTACCCACGTCATAGATTGCAAACCCGTTTAAGAAATCTACACTATTTCCTTGACCTAGACTTAAGCCAGTGCTCGTTGTTGGAGATGAAAAAACAGACAACGCGCCTGTGGATGTGTTGTATTGATACCACTTCGATCCAGTCGCAATAATTAAATTAGTACCGTCATCCCGCATTACACAACGTTGTGTACCGTCAATAGTGCCTATCGATGTCTCAACACCCGATGAAGTAACAGAATAAAGTGTTGTATCACTGATTTTGTACACTACAGAATTAAGTTCGTGCGCTCCTCTAGGGTTTATTCCTGTGATAGCAGAGAATGCTTTAGAACCCAACCATGGAACCAGAACTGATTGTGTTGCGCCGGTCTTATGTGTCTCAGGAACAAAGTTCATAGTGACCTGCGCACTATAGGATGAATCCCTATGCTCTGCCGAAGGTCCGACTATGTTGACAGGTACGTTGGTGAATGAGGTTATCATGGTCTATTACGACCTCTATGAATTTGTGGAGCGTTGCCATACCTTGCTTTACGTTCACCTTTATTTGCGCCACGAATAGCACCGAGCATTAACTTATGATACATGTCTGCCTTCTCTTCCTCAGAAAAATGCAGCCATAGCGCCCACAATGAGCCGAATATATAAACTGATGGATAGTTAGTTAATACTGAATTGGTTGTGTTCGAGCTACTTAGTGCAACCTCTTTCGCAAAGTACTGCATTTCAATTGAATAGGCTCGGTCTGGTATTCGTTCAAATTCTAACTGGCTTGTCACTGAAAAGAATATAGGTGCGTCAGTATTTGCGCTTAATATTAATTGATCTGGAGCCCTAAATGTTATATCAACATCATTTGCGAAACCTGGAACTGTTGAAGTTTGAGCGTTTATCTTTAGCCTGCGCATCTCTAAAAAAAGATCTGGCAAAGCTAAGAACCTGGATGAAGTGGATACCGTAGCCGTTGAGCGGGTATCCATCTCTTTAATTCGAAGTTGTGTTACTTCATTGCTGTAAAACTCTTCCTCAGCCATCAGAATAAAATCATCAATAGTCGCGTCGTTAGCATCCTTACGCTTTGACTGACGCCTAAGAAAATCTAATAAATCTGCATAATTTGCAAGAGCCATACATTTTTACTCTTCTACTTTATCAATCTCAAATTCTTGGGATGGCTTTCTGCCTCGTGCTGGAATGTGATCAATCCAGGCTTTGCCGTTCCAGTATTCCATCCAGTTTGTAGAGAACGTATCAATTGCCTTTACAGCAACAACTTCTTTACCGTCCGGGCCTTTCATTAAATCGACTAATTCAAACTCATCACCAGGAGCGCCTTCTATGCCGCATCTTCGGCGCTGACTTGACCCATCAATATTGGGATAAAAACCAAAAAAACCTTCTTGCATACCTTCCTTAACACGCACTTTCATTGTTTACCTCGTTACTGAATGACACCCGTTAAGGTGCCACCCAGTTTATCGATTTTACTGAATTGTAAAGCCATCAACATAAATAGCATCTGCGTCTACCATGTTCATTGGTATCAACACTGCTGTAAATGTGCCTGTTGGAGTGGTTCCGGTTACATCGTAGCGAATGCCTAAGTATCTAGCACTCACTGCAGTTGAGCCAGGAGGGATAGGGATAAAGAACTTAAACCCGGCAACCAACAAATCCGCATTTAATGCGGGTGCGTCAGGTGTGCCTGATTCAAATTTCAATGTTCCTACCTGTTGGCGACCTGTAGATTGAGCGGCATTAGTTGCATACTCAACCTTAAACTCGTAGTCCTCATCACCTGTGGTCTGGTCTGCTGCAACATCTACAGAGAACATAACACACATGGGATTACCACTGCCGATAGAACGATCAACACTAAGGTCAATCACGTTTGTACCAACTGCGTCAGCTGTAATAGCTTGCGCGTCAGATAGTAACAATTGTGCATCTACATACATGATAGTTCTCCTTATGTAATCTGCGTTTCAGCTTCGGTTAATTGATCCAGCATCTTAACGGGTACACCGTTAAACATGGTGGTTTGGATATTCTTGCCAAACTGGTTTAAGCCATTTTCAATAGCAAGAACAGAAACAGACTTATCAAGAGCCATAATCCGAAGCCCTGAAAGAGTTGTTCTGTTTGCGTAGAATATTGGCGTAATGCCAGTCATTGAAGGGAACCTATCAAGTGCACGACTCATCAACTTAATAATCGCTGTTGCGTCTGCAATCTCTTGAGCCCCTGACAATCCAATCAACTCAGACATGTCAATGTTTGCGATTCGCACAGCGTAGCGCCAATCCTTAACGACAAGTCCACCTTTCCACTTATACTGATCCATCCATGCGCGGAAACGGTTGTTGCTCGAATCAAACGCATCACCTAAACCTAAGTCCTGGTGATCCAAGCCAGCTTTTGAGCCTTTAGGGAATACGCCAAATACTGTGCGCGGACCCCAGCCAACAAGCCAGATAGAAGCGTTGTCTGAACCAGTACCACCCGCGTCAAGGATGTTCTGGCCATTGGTTGCTGATGTGCTGTTATAGCGGTTAGCTAGACCAATGAACTCTTCAGGATTAGCGCCAGACCCATAGATTAGGGTTTGTGCCATTTCCTGACCCATGCCCTCAACAAATGAGAATGACTCACTCAAACGAAATGAACTGTCGTCAGCATTAAGAGAAACAATATCCTCATCAATTTCAGATCGTGCTGACAAGATAGCCGCGTTCTCTGTGATTTGTGCTGTGGTTGATTTGCTTTTAGGTGTGCCTTGGTTCAACAGTCGCCAATAGACTGTTGGCAGACCCGTTCGAATTGTGGTTTGCTCGCCCGTAGGCAAGTTACCTTCTTTCCAAAGCATCGTATCTAAGATTTCGTTACTTTGCGAAAGTACCTCTGTGATTACCGCAGTCTTACCGTTCGGATCAAGCCGCTTAGCTTGGTCGTTCAGGGTAAGTACGGTGGCTCCGATAGTAGCCATGATAATTTACCTCTAACCGTAAAATAGTTTATTCAAGTCTGCTTCTGATTGTTCAGCTGCAGGCTTTCCTTTTTCCCCGACAGTTTTGATTTTAGTGACCTTCTTCTTTATTCCAGACTTTTTCTTTTGCAGAGCTTCATACTTGGCAGCCTTATTTAAAGTAACCCACTCTTTGGCGGTTGTTATCTTGTTAAAATAACCATTCTCATAGTCATTATTATCTAGATATTCCGCTATTTCAGTGGTGTCCTTCTTTTGCTGCGGAGTGGGTAAGCCTTTACTTGTAAACCAATCAGGTACTAACTCGGTCAACTTGGTGCCTTCCCTTAGTGCATTAGCTTGATCGGCCTGCTTTTTGGCATCGTCTAGCTTAACTCTTGCACTCTTTATCTCTGCACGCCTTTTCTTAAACTTTCGTTCAAGCTTCAACGCTTCGCCTGGATCGACGTCCGCTAATTCATCCCAGTCGATGGAACTTTCTTCCTCATTTAGCATTATTTCCATTGCTACAACAGACTCTTGCAATGAGCTGTTTAAACTTTGAAACTTACCAAGCTCTACTGTTGCCAGTTTCATTTGGTCCGCTGCTGCCTGAGTTTTCTTTGTAGTTAATGATTGCAACTCCTTGCTGTTTTTAAGGGCAAGCCTCATCTCTTTGAGTTCGTCAGTGCTTATCTCTTCTTCAAGAGTTTCACCTTCTCCATCATCGAGTTCGTCGTCGCTCGTTAACTCTTCGTCTTCACTATCAACGGTTTCGTCTTCTACTTCTTCGGTTGTCTCTTCGAGTTCCGCATCTGTAGTTGACGGGTGGAACAATTTTCCTGGGCCGGTTTCGCTAAGATTTTCCGCCATTACTAATTACCTGTGTAGTTTTGCTTTAGCTTGTTGTGCTAAGCGTGTTAACCATGATTCAGCAGTCTTGCCTTTCAACATGGCATTTTCAAAATTCTGTTCGAACCTTTCTAACTCTTGTAGTTCAAGATAGATTTGTTCTCTTTCATCCGAGTCCTTTGGCTTTGTCTTGCCTATGCGCTCATACCTAGCCGCTCTAGAGACAATAAAATATTCCCTGACTAAAGGGTTAGCCATTGCTTGCCTTCCGTACTCAGCACGCTGTATGTCGTTATTTGCGCGGGTTATGGCATCGCCTTCATCAACTATCTTCATTGTTCTGGACCCCTGTTCGGTATGTCTTTACCTGAATCAGCCTCAATTTTTGCATAGTCTTTTTCTAGCGTTAACAAGTCTTTGGTATTTTCTGATTGCTGCTTGATATCAAACTGCCTTTGTTTCTCAGCTAGCTCTGCACCTTTTAACGCTAGATTGCCTTGAGCAATAGCAACCTCACCCTCTCTCTTAACTAGTTCAGCCTCTGCTAATGGGTTCTTTTGATTAGCTTGCTGTAACGCCTGCATTAACTGTGTGTTCTGCTCTAATAAGAACTGAGCTGACTGTTGAGGTATTGCAGGATCATTAATGAATTCATTTATCTGTGGCTCATCCATTGCCTGCAGTATTCTTTCAATTGTATTAAACCGCTTCTTATCATCAACTAAAGGGCTACCCTCTGCTTTCAATTGGTTCTGAATTTGGAATATACCGCTTAAGTTAGATAGGGTCTCAGCACCATCGCCGGCCCCTTGGCCAACCTTTGCATCTACTCTATGCTCATTCCACCATCTTGTTGGGTTAATTGATAACTGCTTACCACGAACCATGATTTCATCTTTAGATGATTGAAAGTGTGAGACTGTCCAAGCAATGCCTTCAAATAGGTCCAACATTCCTGTTTCAGCTATTACCCTAACAACTAATTCAATCTTTGCCGCTCCAGCATCTCTCATGCCGTCAAATCTTGTCGCGGTTTCGTTGTATATTTTGTCAGCTTCTAGCCCTTGGTTTGCAAGTAGTTCGCCTGTTGATGCTGCTCTCTTTGAATCAATATATTGAGAGATAAGGAGCATTTTGTCGCCAACGAACGGAGTTTCTAACTGCGCAGCATTAGCCCTTACATCTCCATTACCTTCAAATGTAACAACGCCTTGATTCCTTGAAGTAAGCAGAGAATCCATGTCAACGGTATCATTGACAATAATTCTACCAGTGCCCACATCATAAGAGTTATCCATGATCGAGCGCATTGTCTCAGTACCTAATAGCTGAGACTGCATTGTAATTTCTGCCCTAGATCGACCAATTAAACTACCGGGCATCAATATTGCTGAGCTTATCGCATAGGGCACATGATCAAATGGGTCGTTATCAAAGATCAATGTGCCAATCTTAACTACATAGCGGCGCTCTGGTATTCCGTCACCATCGTAATCAATCATTACATAAAGCTTGCTAACTGGTAGTAAGTCATTAGCCGGGTCACTAATTACTGCCTGCGCTGCTGTGCTTCCATCAAGACCCCTAAACCTTAAGGCTCTCATAGCTGCGTCTGTCTGGTTTGCACTGCGAGGCAATTGGTCTAACTTTCCCTTGTCAAAGCCTCGCGCCTGAAGATCACCGCGCCTAGCCATGAATTGATGGCCTACTAAATCAGCAGTATCTTTAGTCTCAGCATTAGAACTGATTAACATCTGCTCAATAGGTATGTTGCTTAATACAACACCTTCTTTGGTGCGAGTAATTTTTATCTTAACATCATAGACTTCATCATCTACGATAGCTTTTTGCTCTACTTTCTTATTGCTTTTGTGTACTTTTGTTTCAATTACTTCAAACTCAAAGCCCTGCTTTTCTGCCTCAATCTCAAGATCGATGAAGATCATCGTCAGCTCATCGCCATCAATGCCTTTGTATTCCTTAACCTCTGTTTTCTTTTCTTCTTTCCAGGGGTAATGAATAGCGCCGATAGACTGAATTTCGTTATTCTTTAGGTAATCATGGAATAATCTAAACGATGATTTTTGATTTCGAATGATGTGGTGAACGTATTTAGTTTTTTCGTTAGCTTCGTCTATGTCTCTTTGGTCTTCAGTGTTCGGCATAAACTTCATTATGTCGCGACCACTAAGAAAGAATCTGACTAAGCTAGGCATATCTGAGCCAACAACATCACTAACTTCTGTTGAAGTAACCTGACTCTGCCCTTCTACCTCGTAACCATTTGGACAAGCCAGATAGTATTCCATCATCTGCCGGTTCAATGGCATGTACGAGTTTGAATGTGTTATTGCATCAGCCTCAGCCATTAGCACTTGAGACTTAAATACATCATCTGTCATTTTTGCCATGAATGGCTCTCATGCAATACATTTATATAATATATTATATCACACTCTCTAACTTTGTGTAGTTTGTACCGTTAAGCCCTTCTTCTAGGCGTAGTTAGTGGCAGTTTCCGCTTCTTATGCTTGGGAAACCATAAGCTCATCATTACAGAGTCAGCCATATTCGGTGAGGGTATTTTAAGTTTCTTCATTTCAGCTTTTGAAAGCAGTTGTATTAACTTATTTGAATTGTTTACTTTCTGTGGGATAGAGCAAATTTCAGACCTAAGCGCTAATAAGTCCTCAATGCCACCAGAATCAAAACTAATCATTTCATTAGGATCTATGTACTCACCTCTTACTACACATTTATATGTGTTATAAATCCTATCTGCTAATAACATATAATATTGAGCACGATTGTTTAGAAACGTGTCAGCGTATGATTTAGGTGTTTCTCTTTCCTCTTCGTTATCTATGGGCATATAGATCTTGTCAGCGTTGTCTTGACCTGAACCAGACATACCCCCGCTGAACCCGTGAAAGCTTGTCATTGTGCCATCAAATGCGGTAGATACCTGCCTTTTTAGACCTGTTCCCATCCCATCCTTATCCCAAACAAAGCAGTCACTATTGCCTTTCTTGGCTAGATTAGCTGCCCAATCACAGCCTACATCAATTTCACCTTTTCTATTCTCACGCACTTGTTCAATGATTGAGCCATGTCTTTGCGCATAACCATGGGCATCACCCCCGTCATCCATTGGATCATAAGCTGCTATTCTTGCTCCATGTGGCTCAAAGGCTTTCTTTAATCGCTCTATCTTGTGAGCATCTACACACGCATCGAACCATTCGCCCTGAATAATTGCATTATCTACTTCATCCAAGTAATCACCCCCCCATTTATGATTGTATTGTGCGGCAGTCATTCTATCGTAATCATCTAGGCGTTCTTGCTCTAAGCCTGATGCGATAAACCATGACTTGGGCATGTCAGTCCAATTCATTTGGACAACCATTACGGTCTCATCTTCGTAATAGCCACACCTTTTCAATTCTGGCTCAGCACGCTCTAGCCACTTCTTTGCTATGGCTCCAGTTCTTGTCCCTCTATTCATAGTAATTATGATCTCAGGCATTTTAATATCTGAGAGTAATAGTAGTTCGTCAAGGTCTTCTATTGATTCAATACTTTGGCCATCTAATAAAGCCTCTGTATCTGTGGCATTAAGCCTGACTGATGCGGTTAATACTCTAAGAGTATTACTTGATATGTCCTCACCCTCTTCAATCCAAAGCCCATCGATACCCGATAGTGTGGATTTTAACGAGGTAATGTTTCTAGCTAGGCCGCGATAGAATGTGCGGCCATTAGTGGGGATGTGAGTGATTGACGTTTTAGTATCTTCAAAGCCTGTAATGCCTAACCGGGCTATTTCATCAAGTATGGTTCTGTGTACTGACTCTTCAATTGAGTTCTGATTCTCTCTAGCACAGCACCACAGTTCTCCTGTTGAGACTTTAGCAGCTACATAATCAGCTATTCCGGTTGATTTAGTTGAGCCTCGACCGCCTACTATTATTTTTATTCTTTTAGGCTTGGTGAATATAGGGTGTAAGTTCTGAACATATTCTATGCGAATATCATTCATAGCTTATTTATCTGCTCCGACTGGAACAAAGGTAAAGTTAGACACTTCTATGGGCTTACCGTTCGGGCCTGATATTTCTTGTTTAGACTCATCTTTAAGACCTAAATCTCTTGCAATAATGTTAGGGTTTAATAGCCCTGCAGCTGCTCCTGAGAACTTTTGATTGTATATTATTTGTTCAGCGTTCTTTGTGACTCGGATAAAATCATCTTTCTCTCTATAGTTTTCCCACGTTGAGTAGTTAATGTCTAAGAACAAACATAATCCTGAAATAGTCATTGCTCGCATTAATGGCTTGCTTTGAGTTTCGTTAAGAGCGCCCTGATATACAATAGCCTCTTCTAGCGGGTTGTCTTCTGTCCACTGGAAATACTGAACGCAGCCATCCCATAGGATATCTGGATTTTCAAATATCGGCTTCCTACCGTGTGAGCTTCTAGCCTCCCAGAATTTATTGCCTTTAGGTGGTGCCATTATTATCTACCTCTTCTTCAGCTGGTGGCGTCCACCCCAAAGAGATTAATGCTTCTTGAACCTGTTTTTCTTGTGTATCAATTATATGCTTGGCTCTGTTTTCTATCTCGCCAAGGGGGGATTTGAAGTCTACTGAAGTGGTTATTACTTTATCTTTTACTGAGGTGTTTACATCAACATTGCTTTCCATTTGAGATTCCTCTAGGGTTTTTCTCGTTTAATGTCCTTGCAAATATCCTCTGCAAGTTCTAATAATTCTCTGGGTATCTTTCTGTAAAAATAATCCCAGTTTTCTTGATCGATGGCTTTATGTAATCCTAAGTCATCTGTATGTGAGTTTATTGCCTGTTCAGGAAACAGTATACCATATTGCTCACGTCCTTTTGTAAAATCTAAAATCATGGGGTTTAGCTTGAGTGCTTCCCGGTAGCATTCCCATTGTAGTGTCCATTGCATGATTAGATTTGGCTTTGTAAAGTCCTTGTGCCGATTCCCCCAGCTTGCCGCCACTCTTTTGGGGTCGCGGTAAGTGGTGAAAACCTTATCATAGTGAGGTATCTGCTTTAATACACTTTTGTTAAAGTGGCTATACGATACTCGATAAGGCTTTTCTAGTCCCTTCTTAAAGTACTTAGTCCCGGAATGCCAGACCGTTGCTAAGTACACATTTTCCTTTTCAGGCATTACTTATCGCCTAACATTTCCCAATTCATGACGATTGTTCCGGTAAATGCCGCCGTTCCTGCCGTGTGACTTGCGTCATCGTCAATTACAAAGTTTAGGAATAGCTCTTTAGCGGTTGCCGTGCCATCCATCCATCTTGCTCCTGACTCTGTAAGGACTGTCGCGATTGACAAAGCGCTAACTACGCCATCTTTATCGGATGCGCCTGCACTTATGGCTGTGCTCGTTACAAAGTCAGCCTCTGTACTCACTAGTGTTGCGCCGGTTGCCGCTGTGACAGATCCTAAAGCAACATCACCATCCCAGTTATCAATGATCGTGCCTGTTACCCCAGCCGTTAATGTTCCACTAACTAGAGCGCCCTTCCAGAACAACATGCCTTCAGGGAAGTTATAGACACTTACGCCGCCATACTGAGCAACACCAGCATCGTCCGTGATTGTGACAGGAACCGCGTTGCATTCAATATATGTCTGCTTAACCGTAGCATTGCCTTTTTCGAAGATTGAGACGCCAGATGTTGAGCTTGATCCCGTTCCAATAACCTCTTCAGTAGTATCCTTGATGTTAGCTGTCGCTGTGCCTGATGCATATACCGTACAATTTGACCTGTAAAGCCGATCACCACCAGATTCATTAATTAGAGTCGTTGGGGCGATAGTTACAGTAGTCGCAACTTGCTGTATTAAATCCCAGGATGCTCCGCCACTGTCTGAGCTTTCAAACCGTACCGTTGCATTATGGGTGCCGGTTAGTGAATATGTGAATGATCGGCCAGCTTTGATTAAAATGGCTACCCCTGCTGCTGCTGAAGCGTGTGCTGTTGTTACTGATGACATGATCTTTACCTTAATCTATTAATGTATCTGTATTTTAGACCTTTCTTACTTGTCTGTCCAAGTTGTTGAACTATCCGTTTGCTTTGTCCATGTTGTTGTTGCGTTTGCTTGGTTGCTCCATGAAGTTGTTGCGTTTGTCTGTGCTGTCCATGGATTAGGTACGCCCTCACCAATCTGTAGTCCAAACGTTAAAAACTCTGGTATGCCTCCAGGTGTGCCTATTCCTAAAGTGATTAATTGATTTATATCAGCGATGGCTGTACACTCCTCGTGTCATTTCCTGGAGATTATTATGGGTACTAAAATTCCTATTGAGATTAGATTTTGGGCTAAAGTCAATAAAACTAAAAATTGCTGGCTTTGGTTTGGCAAAACAACTCCTACAGGGTACGGTCAAATACAAGTCGGTAGTAGAACTGATAATACCAGAAAGCTTGTATATGTTCATCGACTATCCTATGAGATGGAAATAGGCAGCATTCCAAAAGGGCTTACTATTGACCATAAGTGTCGAGTTAGAAACTGTGTTAACCCTGTGCACTTACGGGTTATGACATTAAATGATAACCTAAAATCCAGCCCTGGTTATGTTGGTAATAAAAAGTTGTGTAACTATGGTCATAATTTAGACGGCCTCAACAATGTAGGGCATCGATACTGTAAAACATGTAGGCGCTTAGCTGCCACTAAATCTAGATCAGATAATCCAGAAAAGCATCGTATAGCTATGCGGAGATATAGAGAAAAGAATAAACCCATCAAGTAGCTCGCGTTATGCTAGTCGGAGTGGTCGCGTCATCCAGGGTGAATGTCATAGCGCTTGTACTTCCATCCAGCTTCTTAACCGTAACCGTTGTGGTTGCAGTTGATCGCTCTTGTAAAAATTGCTGAATAGCAAACACCGCTTGGGCAAGCGTTGGCGCTACTCCGTCTGCTGCGTAACTCTCTGTCATTGCTGTTGTCAATATTTCCGCAACTGTTGGAGCTACTCCTGCAGCATCTGGAACAACTACGTTTGGCGCATATAATGCTTGCGCTGTTGCTAGTGTTACCCCATCTGTGCCTGTGATTGTATCAAGATCAGTTTGTGCTGTTGCTAGGCTTGCCGCTGTTGCTGCGTTGTCAGTACCCCTCATTGCTGTTGTGGGTATTGCGTCTAGCAATAAATCTAACCTACCGCCATTAGTCCAGTCCCCTTGTAACTCGTTTGTGTCTATCAGTATAGCGCCTGTATCCACTTTGATCGCTGCAAATCCATTTGTACCGCTACCTATTGCGAAACTATCACCTGTCTGTGCTGTGTGGCCAGTCAATGTTGTGACAGTTGCTACTGTTGTACCTGATAATACATTAGCTGTTGTTGCTGCTGAAACGTTAGACCAGTCCACGCCGACATTATCAGTTGCTTTTGCTGGGGCATAACTCCCTTGCGTAGATGCCAATGTAACGTTTGCAATCGTCGTGCCTGTCAACGCGTTTGCGGTTGTTGCTCCGCTTACATTACTCCAATCAATGCCTACGTTATCAGTTGCTTTTGCTGGCGCGTAACTACCTTGTGTTGATGCTAATGTGACACCTCCTGTTACAGATCCAACAGATCCGCTGACTGACGCCACTACGCTTGCCGCATTAATTGCATTTGTGAGAGTTGTCACGGTTGGTATTACTGCGCTGGTGTGTGTGACACCTGATAAAACTATACCCGTTGCGGCTGTTATGTTGGTGGGGGTTGCCAGAGCTGCGAACGGATTATATGCAACCAGCTCTAATTCGATTAGCGTCGGAGCCATATTTGTTGCGCCTTGGAGATACATCGAGACATAAGGGTTGGCACCGCTGATTATAGTGTCTGATAAATCTAACCTATAAGCCCCCGGCATATTAGTTGCATCTACTGCGACAAAGCCGCCGTCTGAATGCGCACCTCCTACTGTCTGAGTAGCTAGCGATAATTGTGTGGGCGTTGCTGTTGCGCCTTCTCTGTAGTAACACGTTAGCCCAGCTGTGTCGTAGACTAACCCTGTTAACCCCGCGCCGGTTGTTGAACTAGAGTCCAGAATAAACACGTCAATCGTTTGATTTGTTGCGCCCTGTAATATTGTTCTCTTAGCCATTGAACCCGCCTGTCATGCCTGGATGCACAATTAAACCACCACTGCCGCCCGCTGTGCTTGTCTTTTTAAACGCAACAACAGCAACGTCAGCTTCACGCCGTCCTGATGTTGTATTTTCGCTTTGTAGCCTGGCGGCCACTCGGTCACCTGATGAAATTAAAACCTCGATTGCTGTTAACGCTGATGATCTATTTTCTGAAAACATCTCGATCACCCCTAAATCGCCCGCCTTCACAACCTCAGAAGCCGCCGACCCTGTGCCAATATCTAGCACCATTCTCGCGTTGCTGTTTACTGTTTGTGCTGGTTGCTCTGTGACAATAGGGATCAAATAATCAACATCACCCGACGCACTAGCAACCAATTCAACCCATGCGCCCTTAGTTGTCGCTGTGGCTCCGGGGTCTAATGATTGCCCTCTGCTTGTAGACGTGTCGCTTCCGAACGATTCTACCCACGCAACCGTAAAGTCTACTGTCCCAGAATATACGACAATGTGCACATCAACAGTTTCAGCCGTAGTGTCTGACTGGCATCTGGCCGCAAACTGAGTGCCGCTGGCGAAAGCGATAGGCAACGGTATCGATACAAACAGCCCAAGACCAGACGTGGCAGAGTTAGCGCCGACAACAGGGATCTCTTTTGCGAAATATGTGTAACTAGTGCCGCCTGCCTCATCTGCTCCAATGTCTATCAAATACGACACTCCTACAGAGTAATTAGTGATATAACAGACAATGTACGCTGCAGCTCCGCTAGATGTGCCTATTGCTGTCGGGCTGCCCAGAGTGTTTATTGTTGCGTGTGCAGTTATCTGAGTCCCGGATAGATCAGTTCCCATGCCGAGAGTTTCTAGCCATGTCAACGACGCCATTACCCTTTGATCCTGTCAGATTCAGCCTGTGAAATAATTCTTGTTGATACTAGATACGACAACCCTTCCTCTAAATCCTGAGATGTTGTGTCAATTACGTCTAGATTACGAGTATACTCTAGGTATGCCTCAATTTTTGAATCAGTTTTAGATGCTGTGATTATTCTCTCTAGCGTTTTGAGACCTACTTTCCTGTAAAAATTCTCACGGGTTAACTCTGTATACCTGATTAGATCAAACATAAGTGTAACTGCGTTCCAATTCCCTAATGATTCATTTTTAGGCAACTCTTTGACAGAGATCCCATCTCGAATATCATCAATCAACTTACTCCCAGATGTTATGAGTTGACCCGACTTTGCCTCATAATAGTGGTACATCATTTAACCTCAAAATTGCATTGTAGCGAGCACGTGCCCACTGCCGTCATTGGTATTTGTGCTGGTGGGCTTGGTAACTCTGCGATTGTAACAGATACCTCCTCACTAATTGGGCCTTCTATTCCGCCTAAATCCACCGTTGATATCGTAAACGTATGGACACCCACACCCACATCGACAACAGTATAACCCGTCTGATCTGCTGCGATTTCTATCGTGCCTGATCCATAATAAATATTGTAATGATCGATCTCTGTTATCGGTAATGCACTGCCGTCTGTGCGTTCTGTCGGAATATCCCAACCTAGCTCAATATCGGGGATGTCTTCAACACCTGCTGCGTTGCCGGTGCTACATAACGTCAGAATTAACATGACCGCTAAACTAATTTTGATCATCTGCCATTTCCTCGAGTTCTTTTTGTGCCTTTCCCAGTCTGTCTCCGAAAATCCCATCTGCAAACCAGTAAAAACCCGAGACTAGAAACATAGTACCGCCTAAAATGACCCATTCCATTAAAATCGCTTGCCTTTAAAGACTGATCGCGTACCTTGATATGACCTAACACCCCAGTACATAGTGTATCGTTTCCACGTTGACACGCCGCAATCTTTCATAGCCTCTAAGAATATTTTATCACATTCTACCCGTGAATATGTTTTTGTAGCTGTATGCCCAGTTTCTTTGTAAAGTCTGTCATGTACTACAGCTGCTTTTCTGTGCTTGCCCATTACTGGAATTATTGGAGTGAGTAATCTTGGAATGCTTGCGTAATCTGATATAAACCCGACTGGAACTTTTATTAGACTGTCGGCATTTGTTAGATAGATTAGCTCTTTTGTCAGCTCAACCTCTGCTGATCCGTAAGCTTTTGTGTGCAAATCGCTTAAAAATGGCATTTACTCACCTTTTCTGCGTTTGTGTCTGATGTATTTATTGATTGCTAGATACATAGATACCGCTGTTAATCCTAGACCGATTACCGTTATAGAATTGCCGATTGTAAAAGAATATTCAAACGCCCCGCTCAATAAATCCATCATAAATATACTCGGTTTATCGCTTGCACATGCCGGTATGTTTACTTTTACTATTCCCTCTCCCACTAAAATGGCGCTAGTGCCGCCCATCCCTGTTGCGCTGACTGCTACCAAATTATTCATATCTGTCATGTCTCCTGACCAAAAAAAAGCAGATGCCCGTCTGAATATTCAATTATGACGGGCTCTGCTGTTGCCACTGTTGGCAGTAGGGGTAATTTATTAAACATTCGTTTTTAATACCATTCAATTACATCAAAGCAAGGGCAATCTTTACTAACTCCTGGTATGTCTCTATGTCCTACAACCTCAGATCCTGGAAACGTCACAACCAACACATTGACCAGTGTTCTCAATTTCCTTTTCTGCATTATAGTATAATTATCGTTTGGTTTCATGTCCTTGTCCAATCCACCGATTAAGCAAACTCCAATTGAGTTTTTATTGTGACCTCTGGCATGTGCGCCTTGCACGTCAATGCTGCGGCCTTTCTGTAATTCGCCCCCCCGTTTTATGATGTAATGATAGCCAACATCGTTAAACCCACGCTCTTTGTGCCATTCTCTTATTTCCTCCGTTCCTATATCCATTTGCGGCGGAGTCGCTGAGCAGTGTATTATTATTTGATCTATTTTCCGCATCAATTGTCCTCTTTGATGCAAGTATTGCACACAAATATGTCATCGAGCTTATAATAATTATGGGGCTTAGCGCTGAATTGCCGTCCACAGAATTCACATTCTTGTTGGTGTTCTAAATCCTCATCGTCGAAATTTAAATCTGTTCTGTCTTCAATGCTCATGATTCACCTCTTTTAACTGTGCTAGTTTATGTTTATATTTAAGCTCAATTTCTTTTAAATCCTGGCAAGTGTATTTCTTTGGTTCGTGTGGTCCTTCCAGATAGTTTAGTCTATCAATTCCTATTCTGACCAATAATTCGATCCTGTAGTCTGCAATGTTCCCTGATTTGTGGTTATTACATGCAGAGCATTGTTTATGACAATTGTCCTCATTAAATCGTAATTCTGGATGTGCTCCGATTGTCCTGTAATGTCCGGCGTGATATTGACCCTTGTGATGTCTTCCACATGATACGCACGAGTGCTCGCTATCCCTTTCTCTGATATATGCGTTAAATACAGTTTGTGCTTTCTTTGCCCTGTATGATTTGTCATTATCGTAAAATTCTCGCTTCTGCTTTGCATGAGTAGCCTTTTTAGCGGCCTGTGCTTTCCTGTGCGCCTTTTCTTGTTGTTTAGCTTGAATTGCCCTCGCTTCTTTGTACGCGTGCTCTAGTGTGCAATATGCGCCCTTTGGCGTGACTATGTAATCATGCCCGAATTCCCCACAGTGCTTGCACTTGCGTTTATTAGCGATACGCTTAGTCCTTTTCTATACATATAGATTTTCTTATTTCAGAAACTATGGCACTTTTCTAAATAGCGCTAACGACATTTTTACTGCTTGGTTTCGACATCAAAACAAATTTTCATAAATCGGCTAGCGGCGTCGTTACAAACTGCGTGTATTTCATCCATGCAATTGTCATCAACTATGTCGGCTTGATGGATTGCGTCAGAGCACATCATTGCAACATTACAGTGCCATGCGTGGGCGTAGCTTCCAGGCTCGACACCTTCGTCATGCATGGCCTTTTGGATCACCTTAAAGGCTTTTGATACTTCTGATTCTGATATTTCTTTTGGTGCAATGCCAAGCGTTGCATTAAGCTGATCAACAACGGATTGCTCGCGCTCTAACATTTGCCTGTACTCTAAATCTTCCATTTTCTTCTCCAATTTTTTAATAGTTAACTAACGACATTAGTTCTTGTTAGTCGGTATAAACCTTCAAATGAAATATCCCATTGCTAGGTGCTCTTAACCACTTGAACCCAAAACAAACATTAAAGTTATCTAGTATTTGTCTGGGGCTCATACCCTCCGGGTACTTGCCTCTATATTCCATCCAATAATATTTACCTGCAATTGTCACATACCCAAATTCTGTTTCGCTTAGTTCGTCAAAAGCCTCTTGATGTGTTTTTGACCTCGTACAAGGGTTAGCTTTTTTTGAGGTAAGTGCTGGCGCGCATTCTGGCGTTTCGGTCTCAAACTCACACTCAGAGCACCTGTAACACATATCCACGCAATGGCTACAAGGTGGGTTTATGTGACAGCTACAGCAAGTATCATCTTCAATCTCTCCCATAATCCCTTTACACCCATTTCTGTTACAGATATCACCCTCAATTAGTCCGTGATCCATATAGTTACTCCCCGACATTTTTACTAATTAACCCGGCAATCTTCACAGGTGCTCTTGATTTCTTCCCATGACCGAATGTCCGAAGCCGTCTTGCCACAACTCATGGTGCATGTTTTATGTGGGCTTATCTGGTTTTCATCTGCGTACTCGGGCCAACACTTATCACAATAATGCTCATCATGACCTGGTACTTTGCCCCATCCATAGCCGAATACGTCTTCATTAATGCTATCTACATCAAGCTCTTTATGGCACTGATCACACGCTATTTTTATAAATGTACTCATAACTCAAACCTCCGACATTTTTACTTTTTAGCAAGCACATCACTTTTGTTCGCCCTTGCAATTTGTCATCTTTGTATATTTCAAATGTTGCCGAGTCCTCGTCTTTTTCAACGCACTTAGTCCTATAAACTGGCTTTTTAAATACGCTTTTAAACCATTTGAACATAACTCTATCCCCCGACATTTAAATTTTCAGCAGGCTCTTGATGCTTGCGCCAGTTATCTATCTGCTCTTTGCTCATTTCGTTTGGACAATGCTCGAACATTAAATTATCTATTTGCATTTGCAGGTATTCAACCTGCTGTTCAAGCACTTCAATTTGCTTCTGTAACATATTGATTCAACTACAGCCTTTTGATCTAGTATGGTTTACTGCGCACACGGAGGTAAACCAGCCCCGTTTCACCACCGCCGAGCACCCCCAGCGGATCAGGCATTGCGCTTGCCGGTGTTTCACTCTGTAACTGCCCGCATTAATTTAATCAGCACCACACTTTCGTTCATGTGTCGATCAAACACGCCCACCAAATCATCGACCTTGTCAAAGATCATTTGCTGAGTTCTGATAGTGTTTGCGTAAAAAACATCTAATTCTGGTTTATCCCTTCTCGTCGATCTAAAAACCGCTATCGGACTGCTTTTTTCTGCAGCTTTAATTCTAGCCATTGTTTGATCAATTTTTAATATCGGCATAACTCCCCCTTAAAAAAAGCTCACTAACTGGTTATAGGTGTTCTCGTCTGTTGTTCTAAAAATGTGTTTCATCGCTGCGTTAATTAGCGCGTTATAAAATGACTCAAAATCTTCTTGCTCCATTCCCGAATAGCTAATTGATCTCGCTTCTACTCTGACCTCGCCGTTGATGTTGTATAGCTCTGTGTAGTAACCCGCTAGGACTGTTAACTGGTTCCTGAACCTGTTGAATTGAGCGTGTATGTCTAAGTTGCGTAAATCCTGGTCACCAGCCCAATGATCAAAACAGAAGTTGAGAAAAGCAAAAACCTTTTTATGAAACTGATAGTTTCGAGTGTGCTTAATCTCAACTGTGTAGAGTTCGCCGGTCTTGAAGCGGATAGTTTTATCTTGCTCGATATCAGTAACCGGCCTAAATATTCCACCAGCTTCTTTTATCATTTCGATTTTCATATCAACCCCGACCACGACCCCGACCTCGACCACGACCCCGACCACGACCTCGACCTCGACCACGACCTCGACCCCGACCACGACCCCGACCCCGACCCCGACCCCGACCCCGACCCCGCCCCCGGACCCGAACCGCACCCC